GCAGCGTGCCGAAAAAGAGCAGGCCGCCGATCACGGGAATTGAGAAGCCGGACGAGCTGCAGCGAGATGTGCATGAGCTGTGCCTTTACAACGCTGCGGCTCGGAAAGCAGGCAAAAAAGAGCTGAGCTACGGCTACTGGGCTGCAGAAGGAAAACCGGAGGCACCGGCATGATCACATGGTGCTGCAAACCAGACTGTCCGGGAAGGCACCCGGCGTGCCATGGGACGTGCGAAAAGTACAAGGCATGGGCGGCTGCGGTGAAAGCAGAAAAAGCCTACACAAAGGACATGGTATCCCGGGACAGAGTGAACCGGAGCGACTACGTAAAGGAAGGCTGGATGGCGCACAAAGGACAGCGCAGACGAAAAAAATAACAGAGGAAGCCCCTGGCAAAAGGATGCCGGGGGCTTTGGCGACAGCGCAGCAGGATAAAGTCTGCCGGGTGCTGCCGGAGCGTACCGGCGGCAGGCGGGAGCCTTTATACCATTTATTTTATAGCAGGATGAACCGCTTTTTACAGCGTCCGGGGTGGGCGCTTTGGGGAGCTAGTATACCCGTTATTTCTGTGACGGTGATGGGCACAGAAGAGAAAACAAACACCGGCAGCATACCGATGCAGGAGGACGGCCAGATGAAGAAGAGCTACATTCGGGAAAAGAAATACCGGTGCGGCAGCGAGTACATGGCCGTTGGCATTTATGCAGTGACAGATCAGGAGCACCGCAGGCGCGGCAAGAAGCACAAGGAGAGCGACCGGGGCCAGAAAGAGCGGAACAAGCACGCCAGCTTACGCCGCAAGCAGCGCAAGGCCATTGCGAACTTTGGCCGGGACGGCTTTTTCCTGACCGGAACATACGAAGAGCTTTATCTGCCGGAGGACTTTGCAGCCTGCAGGCGAGATGTGGAGAACTACAAGCGGCGGGTGATCGGTGCCACGGTAAAGCGTTTTGGTGTGAACCGGGACAAGATACGAATGATGCTATGGGCGGTGCGCAAAGGCGAAGCTGGACGGCTGCACATGCACGGCTTTGCCGAATGTGTGGGGATGGGAGCTGCCGACCGGCGGGAATGGCGCGAAATGCTGGAAGATCTGTGGCGGCGGCGCGTGCCGGGAACAGGTGAGTACGAGCCTTTGGGCACCATGAACGCCGACCGCATGGACATGAAGAAGCTGCTGGGCGTGGACGGACAGGGCAAGAACGGGACCATAGGCTACATATACGGCCACAAAGAGCGGGCCTGCATTGAAACACGCAATCTGAGCCAGCCGGAAGAACTGGCACCCAGCGACACGAAGTGGAGCCGCCGCCAGCTGCGCAAGGGCTGCACCGAATGCGCAGAGAATGCCTACTGGTGGGAGCAGCACTATCCGGGTTTTGAGGTGGTACAGGTGATGATCTATGACCCCGGACAGCTGTACGAAGCGGACAGGCCGCGACCAGACGGATGGGAGGCCACCGAAGCGCAGGCGTATCTGATCCTGCGGCGGAGAGGGTTTGCGAAAGTTCGCACCTGACAGATAAAATTATTTTATTTTGCGTGTAATAATTGCGCGAAACGCGGAGAAATACACAAAATCAGCGTAAAAATGCGCGGACAGTGACGGAAACGGGCCGAAACTGCGAATGAAGGGAAATTTTGGAAAGCAGATAGAGCCGTGAAAGGCGGTGGATGAGTGACCAGACAGCAGAAGAAGGCTGTGAGAAAGGCGCTGCGGCAGTACGGGCGCAAGCAGAAAGCAGCGGACGCGGCAGGCTGTGCGGCCGCAGGGCCGGACCCATGGGGACGGGTGATCCGGCAGGTGCTGGACTACTATGCCGAGGCGGACGGGACCTGTGCGGCTCTGCTCAGGCTGCGGTATCTGGAAGAGCGGCCGGAGGCGGAAACGATCGAAAGGCTGCACATTGGGCGGACGACCTACTACCACAAGGAGCTGGAAACGCTGAGCACGGCAGCGGTGTTTGCTGCAAAAGCAGGGCTGATCTGAAACACTGGGTGCGGATGCATCCGGTGGTTTTGTGATGCAACAACGACGACCGCCGCCAGTGGCGGAAACAGGGAGGAGTTGTTGGGGCCGTGGCCAGCAGGATGCAAGGCCCGCCCCAAGGGCCGAAGCAGACGCTGGGAGCCACAACCCGTACTCGCTGCGACGACCGCAAAATGTCCGCAGTGTTTTTGCAGGCTGTTTGGTGGTAGGCTGAAAGCAACAGCACAGGAAGGAGGGCCGGGCATGGCTGAGCGCAGATACTGCAAAAACACCGTGCCGGGCAGGCAGGGCCGGGGCAAAAAGTACCCGGCAAAGGTGCGGGCCGAGGTGGTGATGGCCATGATCGGCACAAACTCCATCTGTGCGGTGGCGAGAAAATACGGCGTGCCGGAGAGCACCATCCGCAGCTGGGTGGCAGAGGAAGCAAAGAAGCCGGACGGAGAATTTGCAAAAGCACGGGCCGAAGCGGCGCGGGAGATCGCAGCCAGAGCGGCGCTGGGCGCAAAAGCACAGGTGAGCTACCTGCAGCAGCGCGCAGCAGAGAACCAGCGCGCCGCCGAGATACGGACAAAGCTGCAGCAGCGTCTGGATGAGGATGCACGGGCCAGAAACTATGAGCTGGGCGTGCTGCTGAAGAGCGAGGAAGAAAACCTGCAGGACGCTGCCGAGACAGGCCTTGTGATACGCAGCGCACCGGGGACCTACGACCGGCAGCTGACGGACGAAGAGCGCACCGAGCTGGAAAAGCAGCTGGAGCGATACGAGAGCCTTGCCATGAGCGACAAAGACGCGGCCAAGGTGACAGCGGTATTGCTGACAGCAGCAGAAAAGGCTGCGGCACTGGTGCCGAAGGACGAAGGCAGCGGCCAGAGCGCGGCCCCGGCGGTGCTGATGGAGCGGCAGGACGAGGGCGGGCAGCAGGAGGTGGTGCTGGATGGCAGCGGAACTGTATAAAAACCGGCTGGTCATCTGGCGGCCGCAGCCCAAGCAGGCAGCCTTTATGCGCCGCAGCGAGGACGAAGCGCTGTACGGCGGGGCAGCAGGCGGAGGAAAGAGCGATGCACTGGTGATCGAAGCGCTGCGGCAGGTGGACATTCCGCACTACCGCGGGCTGATCGTGCGGAAAACCTACCCGCAGCTTTCGGAGCTGATCGACAAGACGATGCAGTACTACAAGCCGGTATTCCCGAAAGCGCGGTACAACGCCTCCAGCCACGTATGGACCTTTCCGAGCGGGGCGAAGATCTATTTTGGCAGCATGTTCCGCACGCAGGACAAATACAACTATCAGGGCAAAGCCTTTGATTTTATCGGCGTGGACGAGCTGACCCACTTTACCTGGGAGGAATACAGCTACCTGATGAGCCGCAACCGACCTACCGGGCCGGGCACGGCAGTGTACATGCGGGCCACGGCAAACCCCGGCGGCATTGGCCACGGATGGGTGAAGGCACGGTTCATTACACCGGCACCACCGGGCACGAGGATGGTGCAGCTGGTGGATGTGAAAAAACCGGACGGCAGTGTAGAAAAGCTGCGGCGGACAAGGGTGTTTATCCCGTCCACGGTGTTTGACAACAAAAAGCTGCTGGAAAACGACCCGGGATATCTGGGCACGCTGGCAAGCTTACCGGAAGCGGAAAAGCAGGCACTGCTCTACGGCGACTGGGACAGTTTTAACGGGCAGGTATTTACCGAATGGCGCAACGACCCGGCCCACTACGAGGATCAGCGGTGGACGCATGTGATCAAGCCGTTCCGCATTCCAGCACACTGGCGCATCTGGCGCGGGTACGATTTTGGCTATGCAAAGCCTTTCTCCGTTGGCTGGTACGCAGCGGACGAGGAAGGACGGCTTTACCGCATCAAGGAGCTGTACGGCTGCACCGGCGTGCCCAACGAAGGCTTGAAGATAGACCCGGTAGAGCAGGCGCGGCGCATCAAGGAAGCGGAGGAAAACGACCCAATGCTGCGCGGGCGGCAAATTACCGGCGTGGCAGACCCGGCTATCTTCAACGAGAGTCAGGGCGAGAGCATTGCGGCCATGCAGGAAAAGCACCCGAATTACATCTTCTGGACACCGGGCGACCACACGCGACTTGCAGGCAAGATGCAGCTGCACTACCGGCTGGCATTTGACGGCGAGGGCAGGCCGATGTTTCAGGTATTTGATACCTGCAGGCATTTTATCCGCACCATTCCGAACCTTGTGTACGACGAGAGCCGGGTGGAAGACATTGACACCACCCAGGAAGACCACATTTACGACGAGTGCCGGTATGTGCTGATGGAAAACCCCATCAGCCCCAGAAAGACCGAACCGGTGCAGCCGATGAAAGATGACCCGCTGGACATGGACAGACGCAAGAGCCGGACGCGGGTGATGAGGGTGTGAAACGATTTGAATGCCCACCGCGTGCGCTCTGGGCATATGCAGCGGAATTTGATTTTTATTTTTCGCATTTGTCGCGGCCTGTGGGCCGCTCCGAATGCATTTTCACGAGAAGAGACCCTAGCGATAAACGGCATCAGGAAAAAGGAGCGGGAACGTGGACGGAGGAAAATTTGAACAGTTTATCAACCACTTCGATGAAGCACCATTGGTGGGGGAAAACGGCTTGACGACAGAGCCGGAACTGCCCGCACAGCAGGTGATCGGGGAAGAGGACATCCGCAAGGCAAACGACATTTTGCAGAAATACAAGGCCGGAAAAGCAGCCCTTGACAAGCGCATTGTGGATAACGAATTGTGGTTTCGCATGGGGCACTGGAAAAATTACGAAAACAAGGAAATGCAGGGCAAGCCCAAGCCTTCCAGCGGATGGCTGTTCAACAGCATTGCCAACAAGCACGCCGATGCCATGGACAACTACCCGGAACCGAACGTGCTGCCGCGGGCAGAGGACGACGAGAAAACAGCAAAAGCGCTTTCCAAGATCCTGCCCACGGTACTGGAGCAGTGCGACTACGAGACCGTGTACAGCGACACATGGTGGCGCAAGCTGAAGACCGGCACCGGCGTGAAGGGCGTGTTCTGGGACCCGGAGGCGCGCGGCGGGCTTGGCGAGATCTGCATCCGGAGCGTGAACCTGCTGATGCTGTACTGGGAGCCGGGCGTGGAAGATATTCAGGACACGCCGCACCTGTTCAGCTTGAGCCTTATGGACAATGACCAGCTGGAAGGGCGATACCCGCAGATGGCCGGGCACACGGGCAGCAGCATGGATGTGGCAAAGTACATCCACGACGACAGCATTGACACCGGCGACAAAAGCGTTGTGGTGGACTGGTATTACAAAAAGGCCCTTGAGGGCGGGCAGACGGTGCTGCATTACTGCAAATACTGCAACGGTGTGGTGCTGTATGCCAGCGAGAACGACCCGCAGTATGCCCAGCGGGGCTTTTACGACCACGGGAAATACCCCTTTGTGTTTGACCCGCTGTTCCGGGAAGAGGACAGCCCGGCGGGCTTTGGATACATTGATGTGATGAAGGACACCCAGACCGCCATTGACGAGATGAACCACGCCATGGACGAAAACGTGAAACTGGCTGCAAAGGCCCGTTATGTGCTGAGCGACACAGCGGGTGTGAACGAAGAAGAGCTGGCCGACTTTGGCAAGGACATCGTGCACGTGGTGGGCAGGCTGACGGACGACAGTTTCCGGCCTTTGCAGACCAATGTACTGAGCGGCAACTGCATCAGCTACCGGGATGCACGGGTGAGCGAGCTGAAGGAAATCAGCGGCAACCGGGATGTGAGCCAGGGCGGAACCACCAGCGGCCTGACAGCGGCAAGCGCCATTGCGGCTTTGCAGGAGGCGGGCAGCAAACTTAGCCGCGATATGCTGAAAAGCGCGTACCGGACGTTTGCAAAAGAATGCTACCTTGTGATCGAGCTGATGCGGCAGTTCTACGACGAAGAGCGGGTATACCGCATTACCGGCGAGAGCGGCGGCGTGGAGTATGTGCCGTTCAGCAATGCGATGCTGCAGGCCGTGCCCGGCGGCAATGTGGGCGGTGTGCAGCTGGGCGACCATGAGCCGGTGTTCGACATTACGGTAAGCGCGGCAAAGAAAAGCACTTTCAGCCGCCTTTCTCAGAACGAGACGGCAAAGGAGTGCTACCAGCTGGGATTCTTTGCACCGGCCAACGCCGATGCTGCCCTTGCTGCGCTGGAAATGATGGACTTTGAAGGCATTGAGAAGGTGCGGGAGAGGGTGAGCCAGAACGGCACGCTGTACCAGCAGCTGCAGCAGATGGCACAGCAGATGCAGAAGATGGCCGCCATCATTGACCAGCAGAACGGCACCAACGTGAGCGCAGCAGCCAGCGCGGCCGGACAGGCTGCCGGTGCTGCCGGAACAGGGGGCGGCGGGACCGCGGACGCGAAGAGCACCACCAACAGTCTGGGAGATGTGGTGGGCGAAAGCGGGAGCAACAGCATGGCGACCCAGGCCGCAAAGCGGGCCATGGACGTGAACAACCCGAACAAGTGAAGGAGGAACGGCATGGAGCTGAAAGACACCATCGATGGCATGATCAGTAACGACTACCGGGAACGCTTTAAAGCGGAGTACCGGCAGACGAAGGAACGGTACGAAAGACTGAAAGGGTTTTGCAACCGGATCGAGGCGGCGGAAAGGACCGGAAGGGAAGAGCCGAGGCATGATTGCCCGCTTGAACTGCTGCGGGAGCAGCAGAAACGCATGGGAATGTATCTGGAAACGATGGAGATCCGGGCGGCGATCGAGCAGATCGATCTGAACAAGTGACCGGGGAAGGAGAATAAAATGATCACCATTATTTACGACGAAAAAGGGAAGGACATGAGCCTGCAGGCATCGGGACACGCGGGCTATGCGCCGAAAGGACAGGACATTGTGTGCGCGGCGGTGAGCACACTGATGCAGAGCCTGGCTTACAGCGTGGATAGCGGCACTGTGACCTGCGACCCGGGCGGGGACAACATCCTGCGTGTACAGGCGAACCGGAGCCTTGACACTCTGGCGAAGTTTGAGCTGGTGATAGATGGGCTGTACCTGCTGGCCCAGCAGTACCCTGAGAATGTGCAGCTCATGAACCTGCATGCAAACGATGCAGACAACATGGATCTGCAGTTATTTGGTGACGGTGCAGCAGCTGGCAGTTCCGGTGACGGTGCGCAAGCTTCAGAGGGCGAAAGCAGCCCGGTGGCACCGCCTGCCCTGCGGCCCGCACAGGAGCGGCTTGCGAAGCGCAGCAGGCCGGGCAAAGCAGCAAAAGTGACGACAGAAAAAAACCTTCAGCCGCCTGCGGGCGGCAGCTCCCTCAATGAGGGAGCCAAAGTCGATGCCGAACGGCTGGCGCAGGAGGAAGCTGAACCGGACAAGGGCAACGAGCAGGAGCAGGGCAGCGAAACCGAAGAAAACGTGCAGCTGACACCGGAACAGCGCCGGAATGCCTTTGCGAAGGCGATGCAGCAGTACCCGGAAGAGTTTGAAGAGGCCATGCAGCATGCTGCGCGGATGGCGGTGCAGAGCATCCGGGAAAACCCGCAGCTGAACGAGCTGGGCAAGGTGCTGGCCGAAGCCTACGGCATTGACATGAGCAACATGGACGGGCTGATCGATGCCGTGAAAAACGGCCGGGTGAAGAACGATGAATATTATGAAACGCTGGCGGCGCAGCGGGGCATCAGCGTGAAAACCGCGCGGGAGATGGACCGCATGGAGGGCCAGCTGCAGCGCGCCAATGCTGAAAAGCAGCAGGCCGAACAGCTGCGGCTGGCCGCGGAGCACCAGCAGCGTGCAGCGGCAGTGCGTGCCCGGTGGGAAGCAGAAGCGGCAAAGCTGAAAAACAGCTACCCGGACTTTGAGCTGGACGAAGTGCTGAACAACCCTGCCGTGGCGGATATGATCCGGCGGGGCGTGGGGCTGGAAGCGGCATACCGTGCAGCCTACTTTGACCGCCTGATGGAAAACCAGACGGCCCGCACGGCAAAACAGGTGGAGCAGGGCGTGGCGACGCGCATCCAGCAGCGCAGCCAGCGCCCGGCTGAGAACGGGACACACCCCGGCGGCGCGGCCGAGATGAAGGTGGATGTGGCCCACATGACACGGCAGCAGCGGAAAGAGCTGGCACGCAGGGCACAGCGCGGAGAACGCATTGTGCTGTGAGAGATTTCCCGCGCGAAGAATGCGAGAAAGATAAACCCTTTTGAAGGAGGATAAACAAATGAGCAAGAAGAGACTGGATCTGCAGATGTTTGCGGATGCAAGCGCACAGCTGCAGAACACCACGGGCGCAGCCGGTATGACGGCTGAGATGAAGACCTACTACGAAAAGACCCTGCTGGATCTGGCAGAGCCTGCACTGGTGCATGACCAGTTCGGCGACAGTTACCCGATTCCGGCGAACAACGGCAAGACCATTGAGTTCCGCAAGTATGATGCGCTGCCCAAGGCCACCACGCCGCTGACCGAGGGCGTGACCCCGGCAGGTCAGGCGCTGAACGTGACCACCGTGACCGCCGAGGTGCACCAGTACGGCGGCTGGGTGCCCCTGACCGACATGCTGGATCTGACGGCCATTGACAACAACATCGTGCAGGCCACCAATGTGCTGGCAAGCCAGGGCGGCCGTACCATGGACACCATTGTGCGCGATATCCTGAACGGCGGCACCAACGTGATCTATGCACCGAAGATCGGAACGGGCGGCGCGGAGACCGCCGTGACCAGCCGTGCGGATCTGGATGCCACTGCACAGCTGACGGTGGATCTGATCGACCAGGCAGTGGCGCTGCTGCAGACCCAGAACGCAGACACCATTGGCGACAGCTTTGTGGCCATTGTGCACCCGCACACCAGCTACGATATCCGCAAGGACCCGAACTGGATCGAGGCGCACAAGTATGCGGCACCGGAGGAGATCTTCAACGGCGAGATCGGCAAGATCAACAACGTGCGGTTCGTGGTTTCCAGCGAGGCAAAGGTGTGGAAGGGCGATGGCTGCCCGGCGGGGCTGGCTGTGTACAGCACGCTGGTACTGGGTGCCCACGCCTACGCGACCACCGAACTGGAAGGCGGCGGTATGCAGCACATTGTGAAGCAGCTGGGCTACGGCGATGACCCGCTGAACCAGCGTGCTTCTGTGGGCTGGAAGGCCACCAAGACGGCGGAACGGCTGAGCGAGCAGTACATGGTGCGCATTGAGAGCTGCTCGGCACGCTACAGCGCAAAGGCGCTGGCAAACTAAGGAGGAACCAACATGGCAGTAAAGAAGCAGGAAACCGAAGCCGCTGTGCAGGCAGCACCGGAAAAGGACACGGAGGTGATCCGGCTGTTCAAGGACAACCAGCGCTACAAAACGCCGGTGTTCGTGGGCGTGAACGGTGAGACCTACCTGATCCAGCGCGGTGTGGACGTGGAGGTACCGAAGGCGGTTGCTGAGGTGCTGCGCCACAGCGAAGAGATGGACGGCGAGGCAATGGCAAAGATCGTGGCGGCGGAAAGCGCTGCTGTGCAGCAGGCGCAGCGCGTGTAAGGCCGAAGAGCACAGCTCTTGCAAAGAAAAGAGCATTTTGCAAAATGAAAACAGACACCCGGTACAGCGGCACATGGCTGTGCCGGGTGTTTTTGCAGCAGAGGCGACTGCTGGCTGCGGCAGGAAGAACGCAGGGAGCCGTGACCTGCGCAGCAGGAGCTGACCGGAAAGGAGACTTGATAAGATGACAGCCGGACAGGCGATAGAACAGGCCGATGAACTGCGGCCGAACAACCAGTTTACGGACAGCCTGAAACAGAGCTGGCTGCACCAGTGCGATGCCCGGATGCGCACGAGCATTGTGCAGCGCAGCCGGACGGCGGACTTTGATGCTGTGGGTGCGGATGTGAACTGGAACGAAGGATTGGAATACGAAACGGTGCTGCTGGCACCGGAAGCCTTTTGCCCTTTGTATGTGCACTGGCTGTGTGCGCAGATGGATCTGGCGCTGGGCGAGACAGCACGGGCCATGAATGAGCTGCAGGTGTACAGCGACTACCTGCAGGAATTTGCCGTATGGATGCGGAAGCGGTACGCACCGGCCGCTGGTGCGCAGTGGAGGTACTGAGGGATGATGGATGGAACGAACCTGAACGTGCTGCAGACGAGCCGCCAGATGCTGCGGGCCTTTGGCGGGCTGAACGAAGGATACGGCTGCAGCGAGGCAGAGTTCAGCGGGGAAATGAATTTTTCCAGCCGGGGATACCCGGCGCTGCAGACGCGGAAAATGCGCAGGAATGTGCGGACGGTACAGGGTGTGAACGGAATGTACCACCTGAATGGGCTGCTGATCTGCCGCGGAAAGACGCTGGAATACACCCCGGACGAAGAAGTACGTACCGGTGCGGTGGTGCTGGAGAACGTGCTGACCGATGACCGCAAGGCCATGGCGGGCATGGGCACGAAAGTGCTGATCTGGCCTGACAAGGTGGCTTTTGACACGGGCACCGGCGAACTGACGCGCCTTGGCGCACAGTGGGAGATGGGCGGGAAAAGCGTGACCGTGACCCCCTGCGATGCCGAAGGCCGGACATACACCCCGGCGGGCGCAGGCAAGACCGAACCGAAAGAGCCGGAGGACGGACAGCTGTTTTTGAAAAGTGACAGCAACGAAGCCTATGACAGCAATGCGGTGCTGCTACGCTACAGTGCAAAAAACAAAAAGTGGGTGGAAGTGCTGCTGAGCGCGGTGAAGATCCGGTGTCCGGGGATCGGCGGAGTGATCCGGGAGGGGGACACTGTGACCATAAGCGGGATGCCGGACACAGTGTGCAATGCAGTGGCAAAAGGACTGAACGGTGAGGTGATGATCCAGACCATGGACGGCGACGAGATGGTGGCAGTGCTGACACGGGCCGAGGACAGCAACCGGTATTACGGAAGCTGGACTATGACGGAGACCAGTGTGACATGGAAGAGCGCTGACGGCACCGTGACCGAGAACGACGCAGCGGCCGCACCGGTGAAGGTGGAGCGGCGGGTGCCGGAACTGGACTTTGTGACGGAACAGGGAAACCGGGTGTGGGGATGCAGCCGGAAGGAAAACACCATTTACGCCTGTGCTCTGGGCGACCCGACCAACTGGTACAGCTATCAGGGCATTGCAGCGGACAGCTATGCCGTGAGCGTAGGCAGTGACGGCGCATTTACCGGCGCTGCAAGCTGTCTGGGATACCTGCTATTCTTCAAGGAAAACTGCATCCACAAACTGTACGGCACAAAGCCCAGCGATTACCAGATGAGCAGCGTGCGCTGCCGGGGCGTGGCGGCAAACGCAGCGAACAGCCTGTGCGTGATCGCAGAGACGCTGTATTATCTTTCGCCGGACGGGGTGATGGCATGGGACGGAAGCCTGCCGACAAAGGTATCCGCTGCGCTGGACACCAGCGGGCTGACTGCGGTGGACTGGGCCATGGCGGGAAGCATGGACATGCGGTATTACCTGTACCTGCACCAGAAAGCAGGCGGCCCGCAGGCCGGACGGCTTTTGGTATACGACACGGAAAAAGGCCTGTGGCACGAGGAAAGCGCTGCAGGCACCGAGATGGTATCCACCGGGCAGCAGCTGTACCTGTGGGACGGCAGCGTACTGTGGGCCGCAGATCCTGACCGGGAAAGCGGCACGGAGGAAGCAGGGCAGGAAACGGCGCTGCAGTTTGAAGCGGTGAGCGGAGACATTGGCCTGAGCGTACCGGACGACAAGTACATCAGCCGGGTGACGGTGCGGCTGGATGCGCTGGCCCACACGGTGGTAACGGTGGCTGCAAGCTATGACGGCGGAGCCTTTGAAACTTTGGGCACCTGCGCAGCAGGGAAGGACCACCAGCGCATCAACCTGCCCTTTGTGCCCCGGCGGGCAGATACGCTGCAGCTGAAGATCTATGGCACCGGGCAGATGGTGCTGCGCAGTGTGGCCTTTACGCTGGCGGCGGCGACCGGTGGGCGCGTGAGCGCGGCACAGCCGAGGAAATGAGAGAAGGAGCGTAGAAATGGCAAGTTTGGCGGGACTGGAAGGCATTGCGCTGCCTTCCTTCAGCAGTGAGATGCCGGCAGAAGATGCCCGTGCGCTGCGGAATTACCTGTACCAGCTGACGGAACAGCTGAACTATGTGCTGACGAACATTGACCGGGAGAACTGCTCGGAAGAATTTTTAGAACGGATGAACGGGGAAGGAGCATAAAAAATGGGACTGTTTGGAAACAATGACCGCCTGAACACGGCACGGTACAACCTGGAACAGTATGAGAAAACGAAGCCTGCAGACTACCAGAGCAAGTATCAGGGCCAGATCAAGGATGTGATGGACAAGCTGGAAAACATGGGCGATTTTGATTACGACCCGGATGCAGATGCAGCCTACCAGCAGTACAAGAACCAGTACACCCGGCAGGCAAAGCTGGCAAACCAGAATGCGCAGGCGAATGCCGCCGCCATGACCGGCGGCTACGGCTCCAGCTACGGTACGCAGGCGGGACAGAACGCCTATGCCAGCACGATGAACAGCTTGGACAATGTGCTGGACAGCCTATACAGCCAGAGCAAGGCCCAGTACAACACGGAGAAGAGCGGCCTGCAGCAGCAGCTGAGCGGGCTGCAGAGCGCGGAAAAGCAGGACTACAGCCAGTACCAGAACGACCTTGCCAACTGGACCGAAGGCCTACAGTACAAAAAGAACGAGTACGACAACGCTTACAGCGCAAAGCAGAACGGGTGGCAGAATTTTATGAACGGGGCGCTGCAGGTGGCAGGCATTGCAGCGAAGATCCTGCCGCTGTTCTTTATTTAAGGAAAGGAGAAAAGAATGGGAACCATCAAGAGATTGAACGACGCGCAGCAGCGCCTGCAGGACGCGGAAAACGCCATGCCGGGGGCCTACGATGACCAGTATGCGCAGGGCATTGCCGACACGCTGGACAAGATGGGCACGGCCAGCGGCGCGGGATTTGACTTTACCACGGCAGACAGCGGCTACAAGGACGCACTGACACGGATGGTGGGCAATGCGAATGCCGGTGCAGATGCGGCAGCAGCGACCGCAGATGCGCTTTCCGGCGGGTATGGCGCGGACTATGCAAAAAGCGCGGCAGATCAGGCAGCAGCGGCGCAGACGGCAAACACCGGCAGCACCCTTGCTGCAGCACGGGCGGACGCACTGGCCCAGTGGCAGCAGGAGCTTGCCGGTGCGGGCGACCAGCTGGACACCCTGCTGGGACAGCGCGCACTGGAACGCGGCGAGTATGACAGCAGCGTGAGCAATGCAGCAAACTGGCGCAATTACCTTTATGACCGCACCCAGCAGGCACGGCAGGAGAACAGCGACTTCTGGAACAATGTGTGGAACGCCGTGAAGGGCATTGGCAGCACGGTGATGGAAGGATACGATGCGTACAAGGGGTACAGCCAGCAGAAGTGGGAAAACGAGTTCAAGGAAAAACAGTACAATGACAGTCTGGCACGCACTCAGCTGAGCGATCAGGTGGCGGCGCTGCAGCAGGCCACCGCATACAAACAGGCAGGCTTTGATGATGCAGCGAAAGCAGTGCTGACGAAATATGGTTTGGACGAGACGATGCTGGATACATGGCAGGGCATGAGCAGTGTACAGCAGGATCAGATGGCGGCACTGCTGCAGGGTGCAAGTCTGGCAGGAAGTGGCAATGACACTGCAGCCAAAAACTACCTGCAGATGGCGGGCGTAGATACCGGCAGCATTGACTATTCGCCCACACTGAACCAGCGGCAGCTGAATTACACAGCAAGCCAGCTGGCGCTGAATAACCGTTATAGGACGACCGGCAGCGGGAGCAGCAGAACGAGCAGCACGAAGAGCAGAAACACAAGCTCTGGCAGCGGCAAGACGGGAACGACCGGCTTTACCAACAGCCAGCTGCAGACGATGGCAACAAAATTCTCCGGGATGAAGAAGACAGACCCACTGTATGACTTCTACCAGCAGACCCTGACGGACGCGGGGTGGCTGAAAAACAGCACGGCGGGAAGCAACGGCACCAGTGGGCAGGCAAACACCCGCAGCAGTCCGCTGCGCAGCGGACTTGCAACGGCGCGCGGCATGCAGGCGAGGGGTTACAGTCTGGACGATATTGCGGGCAGACTTTCTGCAGACGGCATTACGGACAACACGCTGTCGTCCATTATGAAAATTCTGGAAGCGGAACGATAAAGGAGACCGGCAGTTATGAGCAAATGGACACCGGAAAGACTGAAAAAAGACAGAGAAAGTTGGGAAGCGAAAAACAACAGCCGCACCACAAACCGGACGGCAAGCACCGGTACAGCTGCGGGAACAGCAAACACTACGGACAAGTGGACACCGGAACGCATTGCAAAAGCGCGGGAAAGCTGGGAAGCGAAAAGCAGCGGACAGAATGCTGCCAGCCCGGCTGCGGCTGCAAGGCAGAACACCGGCACGGGCCTTGGTGCACGGGTGCTGGCGCAGATGACGGGCGCGGACAGCAGCCACAAGCTGCAGCTGGCAGTGCCGCAGGAAACAGGCAGAACACAGGCATATCCGGGCAAAAATGGCATTGTGACCGGCAGCGGTACAGGTACACACAGCAGCACTGCGCAGCCGGAATGGCTGAACGCGAAGAACACTGCAGCCCCGGCGGCAAAGGTGACGGGAACGGTGCAGCCCACTGAGCGCCAGCGCATTGCAGGCATTGCCAGCGGAGATGAAGGCTGGTATGCACAGACTGCGCAGAAGGTGAAGCAGTACACGGAAGACCTGAAAGCGACAGACGACGTCAGTGATTTTGACCGGCTGAACCAGTGGATGGACGCTGACCCGAAGCACCGGGAACTTGTGACGCTGATGCGCATTGGCACCGGCGGACAAAGCTATGCCGAGAAAAACAACGCCATGCAGCCCCAGAGTGTGAGCGGTGTTGCAGCCAGCGCAGCAGTGCCGGAAAAGAGTGCGGGCAGACGGGACTACACCGATGCGGAACTGCTGGCAAAGGAATACAGCCGCAAGGAGATCAGCGAAGCGCGGCAGTACATTGCCGACTTTGATGCGCTGCCTGCAGGACAGCGTGCAGCGCGGCGCGCGGCCAATACCATTGGCGGCATTGGGGACACGGTGGCATCCTCGGTTTTTCTGGCGGGTGAGACCGGCGTACAGAGCGCAAAGAATGCAGCAGCGACCAGCAGCAACTGGAAGCAGCTGCAGCAGGATGTACAGAGCGACGACCGGCAGCAGGAGCTGCTGCGCCTGATGACCGGCGGAAAGACGCGGTATGCAGCACGGGACAACACGCTGCAGCTGGCACAGAGCAGCGGTGCAATGGCCAGTGCCCCGACGGCACAAACAACGCAGAGCGATGCCTACACGGATGCAGAGCTGATCGAGAAAGGTTACACGCAGCAGGAGATCGACAACATGCGGGCGCGCATTGCTGGAACGGAAGTGCATGACAGCGTAGACCCGGAGAAGAGCTTTGGTTACCAGCTGTACAAGCGCGGGCAGGATCTGACCGCAGCTGCACAGGCGGGCCTTAGCCCCATTGCAAAGCAGGCGCTGGGCATTGTGAGCAGTGCGGGCGAGAACCTTGCGGTGGCGGCTATTGACCCGGCATGGGTGCTGCCGGTGCTGAGTGCGCAGGGCGGTGCGGAAGCTATGGGCCAGAGCATTGAAAAGGGCGAAAGTGCAGGCAAGACGCTGGCCGGGGGCCTTGCAAAATTTGGCGCGGGCTGGGCCATTAACAGCGTAGGCGCGGCTGACCTTGCAAAGACCATGGGCAGTGACTACGCAAAGGATGCTCTGGCGGGCAAACTGGCGGACATGGTGCGCAGCGTGGCGGCGGACGGAACGCTGGCGCAGCAGTACCCGGCGGTGGCAAATGCCGTCTCCGGCGGCGTGGACAATGCCATGCAGGCCTTTGTGGAGACCTATGCAGACAAGGCTATTGATGCGACGCTGGGCGACAGCGAAGCTGCGGCAGACCTATTTAAAAGCGACACCTTTTTAACGGCGCTGGAAAGCGGCCTGACGGGCGGTGCATCCGGTGCCTTGGGCGGTGCTGTGGGCACAGGGCTTGCAAAGGCGAACGGCGGCGATGCCAGCATTGTGGGTAATGTGAAGCGGGCATACTACGAAGGACAGGCGGAACGGGCACGGCAGGCATTGCAGGACGAAGTGCGGGCACAGGAGCCGGTGGCTGAGATACAGGACCAAAGCGGCACACAGCCGCAGCAGACGGAGAGTGAACTCCTTCAGCCGCCTGCGGGCGGCAGCTCCCTCGGTGAGGGAGCCTTGGGACCGGAGACGAAAACGGCAGGAATACAGAATGCGGCAAATGAGCCTGTGACTGAGAGACAGGGCCAGAGCAGCACACAATTGCAGCAGAGTGACAGCGGACAGGGCTACAGCGTGAGTGTAAGCAACGACGCTATGACGGTGCGTTTTGCGGACGGAACGGAAGTTGTACAGAAAGTAGACCTTGAAGATGTTTCCAATGTGGGCAACCTGAACGAAAAGCTGACAGTGCTGCGGGAAAGCTATGAGCGGGAAATGAAGCAGGAAGTGAAACGCCTGAAGGCCGAGCGGCAGGAAATGCTGGATGAAGCAAAACTGTGGTATCGGGAACGCATGGGAGAACTGCGGGAGGAAAATGCAGATCTGAGTATGCGGCTACGGGAAGAGCAGCGGCGCGCGGACAAGGCAGAATACAGCCTGATCGTGCAGGAAAATGAGATCATGGAATGGGAGGCGGATAACGAACGTAAGCGGGCCGCATGGGAGCAGAAACAGGCGCAGCGGAATGCCCTTGCCATTGAAACAGCCCGACAGCAGCGGGACGAAGATATTGCCGTTGCGAAGGCAGTAGCGGAAAAGCGAGTGCAGCGGGCGCGGGATGCACGGAAGATGGATGAACTGAAACGCAGCATCCGTCAGAACGCGGCACAGCTGAACCAGATGCTGCTGCGGCCCAGCAAGGACAAGTATGTACAGCCGGGGCTGATCGATGCGGCAGCACAGGTGGCAAAGCTGGCGGACATGACCATTCTGAACGAACGGGCCGTGAACCAGCTGACGAGGCTGCAGGACCGGATCCGGCAGAGTGCGGGCAGCGAGAACAGCCCCAACGCCATGACCGAAGAATGGAAGCAGACCGGCGTGGATACCCTGATCCAGACGCTGCGGGACGACCTGCAGACGACAAAGGACACAAAGCTGACCAAACTGCACGAGCAGCTGGCCGAGGCAGAAGTTTTACCGGACAGCGAGAAAGCATGGGCACTGCAGGAACGGCTGCGCAAACGCATCAAGGAGACGGAGAACCGCACCTATCTGCCCATGACGGTGGATCAGATGCGGATGCTGAAGGCTATTACCAGCTCGACGCTGCATGTGATCCGCAATGCAAACAAGACGGTGAGTCTTGCAAAGGCTGAAGAAGTGAGCGCAATCGCAGAAGGCGCAGCCAGCGAGGTGAATGCCAGCAAGGGCAACCACCCCGGCGGAAAGCTGGACGGCGTGCACAATCTGCTGACAAAGTATCAGTTGGATATGCTGGGCGCGGAGCGGGTGTTCCGTATGCTGGGCGGCTACGCGAAGAACGGCCAGATGGAAAAGATGGCCCAAATGCTGAACGACGGCCAGTACCGGCAGACGAAGATCACCGTGGAAGGCGAAAAGCTGTTTGCCAACGTGACCGGAAAAGAACACGTGAAGAAAATGCAGAACTTTGCAGGCCCGGGCGCAGACCTTGTGGACGTGGGCCTGACCGATGTGAAGGGAAAGAAAGCCGAACTGACCCATGCACAGCTGTGCAGTTTGTACATGCACCTGCACAACACCGACAGCCTGAACCACCTGATGAACGGCGGACTTGTGATTCCGGATGCAAAGCTGTACAACAAAGGTGACATTGAGCAGGCTTACCAGAAGGGACAGACCGTACATCTGGGAATGCTGACGGATGCGGACGGGACCCCGACAGCGGATAGCATCCTGCAGACGGTGGAAGCGGCCATGACTGACTATGACCGGGCATGGTGCGCGGACATGAAGGAGTTCTTCGACAACTACACCACGAAGCTCATCAACGAGACGAGCCTGCAGCTGGTGGGCTACCAGCGGGCAACCGTGAAAAACTACTATCCCATTGCGGTGGATAAATCGGTGCTGGCGACCCAGATCGACGGCCTGAATCTGGACGCGACCATTGAGGGACGCGGTTTCCTGAAGAACCGCGTGAAGAGCGGACAGCCCATTTTGCTGGAAGAATGCGCAAATGTGGTGCAGCGCAGCCTGCGGGACACGGCGGCGTATGCGGGCCTGGCCGCGCCCATCCGGGACGTGCAGAAGATCCTGAACAGCGGCGTGGAGACGCGGGAAGGGCTTGCAAACCTGAAGAACGGCATCATCAAGGAACAGTGGGGCAAGGATGCGGTGAGCTACATCGATGATCTGCTGACCGACCTGCAGACCACCCAGCGCAAGCGGCCCAGCACCTTTAACAAAGTACTGGGAAACCTGCGCGGGAACTATGCAGGCGCAGTGCTGACGCTGAACCCGGGCGTTGCCATTGCGCAGGCGGCAAGCCTGCCCACAGCAGCGGCCGTACTGGGCGGCGACACCATGGCGGCAGTGGTACCCTTTGTGAAGAACCTTTCGCCCAAGGCGCGGACAGCGCTGGAAACGGAGATCAAAGAACACGGAGACGTGCTGCTGGACTGGCGCAAGCGCGGCAGCCAGAACGGCAAGCAGGAAACATTGGCGGAAAAGGGCATGGACAAGCTGCCGAACTGGCTGACCGGCTGGATCAACGGGATGGACGAAGTGACGGTAGCAGCCCTGTGGGAAGGCAGCAAGCGATACGTGCAGCACCACACGGCCGAGTTTGAAGGCGCGGAGGTGACAGGCAGCCCGGCCTATTGGGAAGCGGTGAACCGTACCTATCAGAAGGTGATCGAGCAGACACAGCCCAACTACACCGTAATGCAGCGGGCGGGCATTCAGCGCAACCCTAACGAACTGCTGAAGCAGCTGACCATGTTCACCACCCAACGTTTCCAGAACTACGGCATTCTGGCGGATGCCATTGGCGATTACAAGGCACAGGCAGAACGCTACCGGCAGAACCAGAGCGATGAAAACAAAGCGGAATTGCAGAGGGCAAAAACACAGCGAAACCGGGCTGTTGTGAGCCAGGCGGCACAGACGGCGGTGTTTGCGATCATGAAGATCGGCGCAGATTTCCTTTTGCACCGGTGGGACCGGGAGCAGGACGAGAACGGCGACATGACCGTGAAGAGCATGTGGAAACGATTTGCGAGCCTGTACACAGAAAGTTTTGCGGGCAACTTTTTGTACGGAAGTGAGTTATACAGTCTGATCGACAATGCAATGAACGGCAAGGACTACGACGTACTGAGTGCAGCAAGCATCAGCGTGGTGAATGATCTGGCCGGAGATGTGCAGAAGTTTTTTGCGGAGTTCCGGAAAGACACCAGTGAAATGGACGAAGAACAGCTGCAAAAGCACCACGATAAGCTGCTGCAGCGCAGCATGACGCTGCTGGAGGACAGCTTTGAAGTGGCGGGTGTACCTTACGGCAATGGACGGAAGATCGTAGAAGCGGTAAAGGGCTACTATGGTGACCTTGAAAATCTTGCGCACGGAGGACAGTTCAGCTTTAATTCTGTGCCGCAAAGCGCCACCGGCCAGTATGACCGGCTGTACAACGCCTATGCCGGCGGCGACAGCGACGAAGCAAAGGCCGCAGTGGAGAAGCTGAACGCTATGGTGGAAGCGGGAACCATTGCGGAAAACAAAATGTACAGCCAGCTGAAGAGCCGCCTTGTAAAGTACGACGTGCGGGTGCGGCAGGCTGCTGAAGAGCAGAATGCAGGAAACGACCAGAAGCGGTACGAGCTGGAAAACGAGATGATCGAACAGCTGAGCGAAGTGCTGGGCCTGCCGAAGGGAAAGCGCGGGGATGTGGTGGACTGCGTGACCGGCGCGGTGAACCAGCTGGCCGAAACGCAGCTGAAGGGCGATAACGCCAGCGTGACGGACGACCTTGTGGAAGCGGTGGACAGCTGGGATGCAGGTGCTGTGCAGGAAGAATATGACAGGCTGGCGAAGGCGGGCAAGAGCGCGACGACACTTAAAAGCAAGATCACCGAGACGGCAAAGCCGGAATACCTTGCGGGCAGTGATGCAGACCGGCAGCAGATGGAAGAAATGCTGTTGGCGCTCAAGGACGCAGACGGAGAAGAGCTGTACACGGAGAAAAACTTTGCCCAGTGGGTGGAGGAGGCAGAAAAGAAAGCGGAGGAAGGACCGAAACCGGACCCATATGCGGCAGTGAGGTAAGAAAAGAAAAATCCCCCGGCGCGATGAATTTCACGCCGTGGGATTTGTATATGTGGTTCTTTTGAAATGGAAAAGTTTGAAAAAAGTCCGCAGTGTTATTACGGACGTTTGTGTGATAGGCTGAGAAGGACGGAAGGAGGCAGCGGGATGCGGGTGAAAATTATTCGGAAAAACTTTGGCGGTGTGGAGTTTGGCCCGGAGATGCGGGTGCTGCATCTGGGCGGGCAGAGCAGCGCCAATGTGGAAAGGCTGAAGTTTGAGCTGCCGCAGGAGTGGGCCGGATGTGCCGTGACGCTGCACATCCAGCGGCAGGACGGCACACTGCCGACACCGATCCTGCTGGACGAGGAGCACAGCGCAGCAGTGGGCAAAGAATTTACCGCCAGCCCCTGCGGCAGCTGGATGCTGCTGGCTCTGGGTGAGGACGGATACCGGGCGTTGACCCGACCGGCCCGGTATGACTGCTATGAAACACTGAACACAGACGGCGATGCAGAGATCAGCCCGACGCAGTACGAGCTTTTTGTGGCGCGGGTGCTGGGATATGCGACCGGGGCACAGGAAAGCGCAAAGGAAGCGCGGAACGCGGCCGCAGCAGCAAAGCAGGACGCAGACACTGCAGCGACAGCCGGAGCGAACGCGGCAAGGGCGGCAAAAATGGCACAGGAAGCGGCAGGCAGCGCCCAAGGCGATGCGGAGCGGGCGCAGCGGGCTGCAGATCGTGCCGAGAATTTTGCGCCGCCCGAAGATGGCGCGGTGGTAAGCGTGAACGGCAGGGGCGGCGTTGTGACTCTGACGGCGGAGGATCTTGGTGCGGTGGGAGCGAACAGCGCGGGCTACGTGAAGAGCATTTCGCTGACAGACCGCACCCTGACACTGACCTTCGGCGACGGAAGCACGAAGACCATGCAGACCAAGGACACCACGGCACTGGAAAACATGACCGGCATCCTGCCCGCAGCACATGGCGGCACCGGAAAGAATACCCCGTTGACTGCGGACGACGTGGGTGCGGTGGAAAAGGGAAGCGGTGACTACCTGAAGAGTGCAGAGCTGCAAAACGGAGAACTGGTGCTGACCTTTGGCAGCGGCGACACCGTGCACTACACCCTCCCCGCCGCCACCACCACCACGCTGGGCGGTGTCAAGCTGAGTGACGACTTCACGGCAGATGCAGACGGCACGCTGCATCTGGCGGGCGGTACTGCCCCGGACCCTTACCCCGTGGGCAGCATCTACCAGAGCACCGCACGTACAAGCCCTGCCGCACTGTTCGGCGGTACATGGCAGGAGATTGCGCAGAACCGGGTACTGATGGGTGCTGGCAGCGGCCACGCAGCGGGCACCACCGTGGAGGCCGGACTGCCGAACATCACAGGCTCTTTTGTCGCGGATGTAAAAAAGGGTGAACATAAGGTATCCGGCGCATTCACTGCCGGCAACGTGATCGCATCTACGGGCGAATACAATTCCTTTTCTGATGTATATAAGTTCAGTCTGGATGCATCCAAGTCTAATGCCATCTACGGCCGCAGCGCCACCGTGCAGCCTGCCGCCTACTATGTGCACATCTGGCGGCGCGTGGCCTGAGAAAGGAGGTTTTGAACCATGAAGATCATTGACGAGAACGGTGCAGCCATTGAAAACCCTGACCTGACGCTTGGGTATCTGGTGGACGACACCGAGCCAGTGGAGCACCCCGCCGTGGAAGGCGTGGAGGAAGTGAGCCACTACGAGACCGTAACGGAGTATCCCGGCGGCGGCAGGGATGTGCGGAAGGTCATCGACGTGCCGGGCGTGCCTGCGCAGGCCGCATGGACCGAACAGGTGCCGGTGCAGAGATACATCCGTTATACGGACGAAGAGTTGGCCGCGCAGGAAGAAGCACGCAAAAAGGCCGAAGCACGGAAGAAGCTGCCGGAGCGCGTGGACGCGCTGGAAGCCGCAAACAACGATATTATTTTGATGATGGCTGATTTGATTGGAGGCTGATTTTTATGAAAACCCTGAACGCACTCAAACTTCGCATTATGACCCGCGCTTTCAAAATCCGCATTGCCGCCGGTGAAGTCTTTGAAGACATCGCCGCCGACTACCCGTCCCTGACCACGGACGATCTGGAAGCCATCAAGGCAGAATTGGAAAAATAAGCCCGTGGCTTGATCCTATGAAAGGACGTGATACATATGGCAATCAAGCAGTACAGTTTGAAGAATGATGGTGCAAAGCAGCTCTCTCCCGCGTTCCGTGTGCGGGAATTCCGCTGCCGCGACGGCACCGACACCATCCTCATTGACGAGGGTCTTGTGGTGCTGCTGCAGTGCATCCGGGAGCACTTCGGCAAGCCGGTGACCATCACCAGCGGCTA